GTATAGTACTGCCAAGTACCTGGAGGTAACAGTGTACGGTACTGGGTAGAGTAAGACAGGGCCCGAGGGCCCTGTAGGCCTATCACAGATCGTCTGGCATGCTTGTCGCGCCCGCGACAAGCATCTCTTTTTTTTTCTATTTTTCCCTTATTAGGTGGTGGCGGGGGTGGGTGGGCCCGCCTGTTACTCTCTGTGTGTGTATTTGGATTGGGATTTGGAGAGGGGGGAGGGCCATTTTCGGTACGTCAGTTGCAGGCAAAAGCTTCGCCAAGTTTTAGCCAAATTTAGAACCTATTTAAACTTGGCCTCCCCAAAACACCCCCCTTGTTGTTTTAAATGCAATCAGGGGTTATATTTATGCAAATTTCAAAACGTGGCCTATGCACTCTACAAAACCGGATGACGTACAAGACGAGCAGCTAAGACTAGAACTTCGTCTTCGATTGCTAGAAGCTCAAGACAGAGCAACCACTGACTTCCTGTCCTTCTGCCAGTACGTCTGGCCCGAGATGATTGTCGGGGAACACCATCGGCGTATCGCTAAAGCCCTTGACCGTGTCATTACAGGCGAGTGCAAACGCCTGATGATCGCGATGCCTCCACGGCACGGCAAGTCCCAGCTTGGGAGCTATCTGTTTCCGGCGTATCTTATGGGCCGGAGCCCTGATACTAAACTCATTGTCGGCTCCCACACTGCTGAGTTAGCGCAACGTTTTGGCCGGATGATTAGAAACCTTGTTGACGACGAGAAATACAAGGAGTTGTTTCCAAAGATGTCGCTGTCAGTTGACAGTAAGGCCGCCGGTCGATGGAACACGGCCCAAGGAGGTGAAGCCTTTTTTATTGGTAAGGGCGGTGCGATGACCGGGCGCGGTGGTAATGTTGTCGTGCTGGACGATATCTTGGACGAGCAGGATGCTGTGTCGGATACGGCTATGGAGAACACGTGGGAGTGGTATACCTCGGGCCCTCGGCAGCGATTACAGCCGGGCGGCGCTATTATTGTGATCAATACGCGGTGGAAGACGGATGATTTGACGGGACGTTTGCTCAAGCAGCAGGGTTATTTAAAGTCAGATCAGTGGGAAGTGTTGGAGTTTCCTGCTATTTTGCCGAGTGGCCGGCCTCTTTGGCCTGATTACTGGAGCCTTGATGAGTTGGAGAAGGTCAAGGTATCTATTGGCTTGAAGAAGTGGAATGCCCAGTGGCAGCAACAGCCGACGAATGATGAGGGTGCTATTTTGAAGCGGAACTGGTGGAGAAAGTGGCGGCATGAGGAGCCTCCTGAGTGTGAGTATTTGATTCAGGTGTATGACACGGCGTACTCGAAGAAGGAGACTGCTGACTTCTCTGTTATCAGTACGTGGGGCGTGTTCTATCCTGATGCTGATTCGGGGGCTAATTTGATGCTGCTCAATGTGCGCAAGGGCCGTTGGGATTTTCCTGAGCTAAAGCGCATGGCAAAGGATGAGTATGTGTATTGGAAGCCGGATAATGTTTTGATTGAGGCCAAAGCTACTGGTACTCCGTTGCAGCAGGAACTAAGGCGTCTTGGAATTCCTGTGACGATGTTCTCGCCGGGTGGTAGAAGGTCTGGTCAGGACAAGGTCAGCCGTGCCAATGCTGTTGCTCCGCTCTTAGAGTCCGGCATGATTTGGTATCCTGAGGGGAAGGAGTGGGCCGAGGACCTTGTAGAGGAATGCGCGTCCTTTCCTAACGGGAACAATGATGATCAGGTGGATACTGCGGTGATGGCGTGGACTCGATTTAGGCAGGGTAATTTTATTGCGTTGGAGTCGGATGATGATGACGAGCCGGAGGTAGATGAGAGCTCGGTTGAGTATTATTGAAATGCCGCATAAAATAGAGAAACATTTGACAAGGACCTCGGACCATGGCCCAACAGACATTTGAAGAGTTAGTTGCTGCTGTTAAGCAGGCGGAGAGCCGCGACAGGCGTTACAAAGATGACGGCAAGACTCTGACCACCAGCGCTAAGGGTGCTTTGGGTGAGATGCAGGTTATGCCCAAGACCATTAGGGATCCCGGCTTTGGTGTAACCCCTGCTAAAGATAAGTCCCCTGACGAGATTGCGCGGGTAGGTGTGGATTATTTGCAGGCGATGAAGCAAAAGTATGGTGATACAGAGAAGGCTTTGATTGCGTATAACTGGGGACCGGGGTCCACGGACAAGTGGTTAGCTGCTGGTGCTGATCCAAAGAAACTGCCGGCGGAGACAAAGACATATGTAGAGCGTGTCAAGGGATTTCTTGGTGGCAAAGATGTTCCACGTGAAACATCTGTTGCAAAGAAGGAGCGTGAGCCTTTGCCCGCGTCCCTTCCTCCGATGGCACAAGCTCCTACAATAAAGCCAGAAGCTGCGGCGCGAGTCGCGAGCCTTGGCCCGGGGTATCAAGCTGCGTTGGCTTTATCGTTCTTAGCGGAGACGGACGATGAGGAGGATCGCAAGACGACGATCACGCAGGAGTATTTGGCTAAGGCGCAGGAGGACGAGGATGATCAGGCGCAAGCCGCGGCAATAGCCAAACGTCAGGCCAATGTTTTTGCTGACTTATCGAATACCACAATCCGTTCTCCTTTTGCCCAGCCGCAGCAGCCGGTGAGGATGGCTGAAGGTGGCCAAGTTAATTTACCTATGTACGACGCTGAGGGGAACAGGTACGTAATAGGTGGTGGGGGCGACCCTGTTACAAACCCATTTAGCGATTTGACTCAAGCGCAGCAGGCAGCCTACTACGCTGCCAACCCGACAATGGCTGCGATCACTCGGGCAGGGCAGGATGTATTTAACGCGACAACCCTTGGAAGGGCTCAAAACGCACTGGTGCCGGGTTTCCAAGCCCAGCAAAACGTATTAACACATGGCTTCGTCCCATCAAATTTTGTCGATCCGGGCTTGGCTGTGGCTGCTGATGCGGCGGCTATTGCCGCTGCTGCTAATGCTGCTGCCGCCGCTGGTGGTCCCGCTGCCGGCGCTGCTGAGGGAAATACTGGTGGAGGCCCCGGCACAGGCGCTACCGGAGATACGGCGTTTGCTTATGGTGGCATGGTGCGCCGCGCAAACGGTTCTCCTGAAGGCGGGGAGGTATCTGCTGAGGATTTAAACAAACCGTCTTTTGGCAATCCTAATATTCGTAAGCAAGGCGAGGCAGCAAGGAGACTTGCTGCGATGCGGGATGTCAATACATTACCCGACCCTAAGACCTACGCAGCGGTAGCCGGGGCGCTTGGCACACGGCCCGACCAGATGGGTTTTAGCGTATTAAATCCCAAGTACAAAGAAATAATGGATGTTGCCAATCCTGCTTTTTATGCAGGTACGGCGTTGCAGGTGGCTCCTGCTGTTCAGGCGCTTGGCGGAGGGAAAGCGGCAAAGATGCTAAGCAACATGGCAGGGCAGGAATTTAATGCTGCTCTGATGGGCGAGCGTCCCGGCACATTGCTGGATATGTTGACAGCACCGGCACAGCCTAAGTTTATGTTTGTTCGTGCAAGGCCGGAAGCAGCAGCGCGGCACGCGGACCTGCAGGCTAAGGGTTTGTCACCAGAGCAAATCCGTGCACAGAATTTAACTTTGGTTGATAACCGCGGTAATTTGCTGGAAGAAATCAGTGATGCGCCGGCAGTTTTGCAACAAAAGACTGCTTCTGTTCCGCGTATGTACTACGATATGTTAAAGCATCCCGAACTTCAGAGCATTTATCCAGCGTATGACATGCCTGATGTGCGGATAGGAACAACAAGGCGCAAAGATGCCCCGTTAGCTGCGGCTTCTTTTGGGGAAAAAGAAGGAATTCAAGGAACAGTGCGTAGTTTGCCGGGTGATGATGTTAGGGGCACGGTCCGCGGAACTTTGTTGCACGAAGGCCAGCATGCAATTCAGTCCATGGAAGGATTTACGGAGGGTGCAAACCCTAGTTCTTTTGTTGCTTACATTAAAGCGAAGCGCGGTTTATACGATGCTGATCCTACGGTCAACGAAAATGTCATTCGGGAAATGGAGAGGGTGTATCCAAATTTGTCTGATATTACAGACAGGATAGGGCAGGATCTTAAAGCTAGATATGGCAAAGTTTTCCCCTCAGACAAACGCATGGGGGAAGCTTTGTACAGGCATATGCCGGGCGAAGTGCAGGCAGAGTTGGCCCGTGTGCGCAGTAACTTGACGCCGGACGAGCTTAAAGCAACGCCGCTTGAAGTATCTATGCAGCAACTAAATATTAATCCTGCCAATATTTTGGAAATGAACAAGCAGGGTCGTCGGCTTGACAGACAAATTGGTGATCTGGAATACGATGTTTATGGTTACGCGCAAGGCGGTCCTGTGTACCGTGCAGGGGGAAGCCCTAAAGAAGGCGAGCGCAAGTTAGACCGTGAAACAATGGATATGTTGCGCAGGCAAGGTACGTCTCCTGCGTCGTTACAACGAGTAGCTCCTCCTGTTGACATAGGTTCTTCTGCGGCAGGTTTGCCCGGATTGATGTTATTTGCCGATCCACGCATTGACCAGACTAATGCGTATGGCTACATGTTGGATGGTGGGGATGATACAAAAAACCGTGCCATGGCTCAGGCAATGTTTTTAAACAAGAGCAGATCAGAAGACTACCCCGATACGATTGCGCATGAAACAGAACATTTGTTAGCACGTCAGAATTTAGGATCTGCGGCTAACATCAATAGTAAATTTGATGAGTTGATAGGGAATAAGGGCATTTCTCGTCTTAACTTTGTTAGAGACGCCGTTAAAGCTGCCCCTTACTTAAAAGAAAAATACGACCTGCAGTCTAGCTATCTTGATCCAAAAATGTTTGAGTTCCAGACTAAATTTGGTTTAGGCAAGAACCTTTTGTATGAGCAATTGGCTTCTTTAGCTGCTTTGGAGCAGCGCCATAAGATTGATTTGACCAAAGATCCGGAGTTGCGTAAGACGTTGTTCTCGCGTCCCGATGTCCGCGAGACGTATAACGCGCTTACAGGTTTGCGTCAAACGCGCCTAGACCCACGGGACTTGCCTCCTTACACACGCGTCGCAGAACCCGGCATGTTGGATGCTATCAAAGGTGTGTTTAAGCGTGCCGAGGGTGGTCCTGTTTATCGTGCAGAAGGTAGCCCTGAAGAGGGTGAAATGTCAAATGAGGGCAGTATTACGGTGCAGGAAGTAAAAGCTGCGCGGACTATATTTCCTGAGTTACCTGTGACTGAAGCGGTATATTTACTTCGTGGGGGTCAGCGCCAGAACACTCCGCAGGGAGAGATGATGTCGGGCAACATTGGTGCTCGAATTCCGTTAGGCAAGGATACGGAAGCTATGTTGATGTTGGCTGGATCGCGGCCCGAGGGCAAGCAGGATTCGTCCAAGGCGCTTTTAGCCATGCTTAATCAGCGGATGGGAGAAGGCAGTATTGGTGCGCAGATGGTGCGTCCAATGGATGCGCCTGCTGGAATTTATGCGGGTGGGGTGTCTGGCTCTTACCCTGTGGGTGAGGGGCGGGTGATGGGTAACGTCAATATGATGCGGATGCCCGGACAGAGTCCTCGTGTTATGGATTACGGGGTTGGCTACGGTGGACAGGTAGGTCCCGGAGAGCTTTCCGCCATGATTATGCGGCGAAAGGATGGGCCTTATTCTGGTCAGATACAGTACCGCTTGCCCATTGGTCGTGCCGAGGGTAGCCCTGAAGAGGGTGAAGTAGCCCCGCGTTTGACCATGCAGCAGATAGAACGGCTCGCGGCTCAAGAAGCAGCGGAGCGGGAAGCAGCCAGCACACCAGCATTTATCGCACAGAAGTCGGGCATTGGTCGCAAGGCAGGCCCTGTTTCTCAGGCGTTGCAGTCTGGTCAAGGGCAGATAGAGTTCCTTAAAGGCATGACCAACGTACCGCAGAATATCTTGGGTGCGCCGATGGACATCTCCAACATGATTGCCAATGTATATGGCGGTGGTGTTGAGAAGCCGTTTATGGGCAGTGAGTATCTGAAGGAAAAATCACGGGCCGCGGGCTTAGGGTTTACCCCATCTACCGATCCCACGTTAGCTGCGTTTTATGGCGCTGGTGATCTAGGCAGCAACCTTGTCAATCCTGCAGGCGTTACACGTTCTGGTGTAAAGGCTGCGGGTGCTGTAGCGGAAAAAGCGGGCGAAGCGGCGCGTGACTTCCAGCAGTACAACCAGCAGTTGGCTGTTCCCGGTGCTTCGTATGCAATTCGTAATCGTGGCACGCCGTTTATTATGCGTCCAGAACAAATTACTACTGGGGGGCGAATTATTCCAAAAATGAATGAAGCGGATGCTTATGCAGACAGGCTGGCCCGCACAGTAGACACTGGAGCAAATCTTAGAACGGATAACCCTGCATTGGCAAACTGGTTTAGGTCCAAAGTAGGTGCGTATTTGCGTCGTGATTTTGGAACAGAGCAGGATCAAATGGTTCAAGCCGCGGACAAGGGTTTAAAAATGCATTTTACGTTGCCTAAATTTTTAGAGGGCTACCCTTATCTTTTAAATCCAAATACTATTGGAACTAGACGTGAACTTGAAGGATTTCCAAAAGCTGGTTTTGCAAAAACAGCCAAAGGGCAGGAAGCAGAAGCCATAATTGATTCTTCTATTTACCCACTTCAGTTGCAAGACGTATCAAAAGAAAACGTTCCACCAAACCTAAAACAGTTTATGGGTACTAACCCTGAAATGCGTTTAAACGAAATGGCTGTTGTTGCAGAAGACAATTTAAAGCTTGAGCTTTTGGCCGACGAGATGGACAATATGTTTAAGGAAACAGTCTTTAAGGCGTATGGCGAACAAGTGCCAATGCCTAAAGATTACATTTTGACTGAAGATACCTTAAAGGGATTGACTCCTGCGCAAGCGTCTAATCGCGTAGCTAGAAAACAAGAATGGGTTACCGAAAAACGCGGAGAACTTGCAGGCATTGCCATTTCCAAGGACCCGCAAATTGTAAGCTACAGCTATGACAACGGCAGCAAATGGATTAGCCCCGGTGATTTGGCAGATAACGCAACGCACGAAGAAATGGTAAAAGACATTGGCTGTGCTGGCAAGTGGTGCACGAATAAAAGTACGTATGCTTTGGACTATGGCTCTGGCGAAAACCGACTAAACATTTTGCTTGACAAGAAGTTTGAGCCCCGTGTCCAACTTACAGTCAATAGCCCCCCAGTAAGTGTTCGTGAATTTATTTTAGCAAATCCACACTTGCCAGAAATTGACACGCTGACAAGGGATAGAACAATTACATCAAAACGGGCAGAGGAGTACATTAAAACCATGCCTGAGTACCAAGACTTTGTAAAACAAAATCAGAATACAAAAAGCATCACGGAAATTAAAGGCCAATTTAACAACCCTGATTTAAAAAAATCCCCTTACCTTAAGCAGGTTCAAGATTTTGTTAAACGTCAAGGCCCTGACTTGCAGAGCGTACACAACTTAGACGGTATTAACATGGAAGACATGCGGAATGTTCTTTTAAATATGAATAAGCCATTTGACCAAAACTACATGAATAGATTGTTAAAGGCCAATGATGGTTCTTACTATGTGGACAAAGATGAAGTTTCTAGTTTGATTAAAAAAGTAAACGAGATGCCTAACAACGCAGCACGCCAGATTCAAATGAATATGTTCCAGCCCCCCACAGAGAAGGCCCTTGGCGGTATGATCGAGCGCCAATCCAACGATAACCGCAGATACATGTAAGGAATAATAATGGACTACGAGTCGTTGTTAAAATTAAAAGCAGGAATAGAAGATATTGAATTTTTGTTTAAAACAGCCCGTGGGTCTACTTATGCCCATCATGCGGATACCACTAGCACACGCAATCGGAGTGGGGCAGACCATACAGATAAATCTACAGGTATTCAACAACGGTCTGGCCGAACAATTTACATGTCCCCTGATGCCGTAAATAGTATGGCGGGGTTGTATCAAAACGCTGAGATGGCTACAAAGTTTGTGCCTGTAATGGAAAATGGTAAGCCAACGGGGAAAGTAGCTTTGCAATTAATAGAAGACTACGGGCCTAAAAAAGCAGGAACAGTTTTGGCCACTGCGCCGTACACAACAAAACCTGTTGTAGGTATGAATCCTGTTGAAATTTTTGGTAGCGAAAGTCCTATGGGATCAAGCGGGCGCAATATTCACTTTGGTAATGTTATTACTGAAGTGCAACCCAAACCAGCAAGATTAGGTGGTAAATTAGGTATAGCCGCTGCTTTGGCTTCTGGAACTGGCGCGGCAAGTGCAGGGGAGTTAAGACAAGCTGCTGGAGATGTGGCAGAAAGTTTTTTACCGATAGGCTTAACGCCTTCTACTTTAAATACAGGTGACACCGAAGAATTAATTAAACGTAGAAAAATGCCGCCAACAATTGATAAAGCCCGTGGCGGCATGGTAGAACGTAAAATTGACGATAACCGCAGATACATGTAAGGAATAACATGCCTATAGAAAAGAACAACGACCTGCCTGCTGGCAACATAGATGTTGAAGTTGAGAGCATGGTGGTAGAGGACATGCCTGACATAGAGATCGTGCTTGATCCAGAAACCGGAAGCGTTGATGTAACGCTAGGTGCGGAAGAAGACGAAGTGCCCTTTGGTGCAAATCTGGCCGAGGTCCTTGATTCAAGTGTCTTGCAGCAGATCAGTTCTGAGTTGTTGCCTTTGTTTGAAGCGGATCAAGGCTCGCGTAAAGACTGGGAAGAGCAGTATGGCAAGGGCTTGAAACTGCTTGGCTTTACTTTTGATGAGCGCACACGTCCTTTCAAGGGTGCTGCAGCTACAACACATCCTTTGTTGACAGAAGCAATTGTGCAGTTCCAAGCGCAGGCGCTCAAGGAATTGATGCCCGCGGACGGGCCCGTGCGCACGCGCGTACTGGGGAAAGAGACACGTGAGAAGTTGATGCAGGCGGATCGCGTGCGTGACTTCATGAACTACCAGATCACATCGGTGATGGAAGAGTACACACCGGACTTTGATCAGTTGTTGTTTTATGTAGGTTATGGTGGCTCGGCGTTTAAGAAGGTGTATTACGACGAGGATCGTGACCGGATGGTGAGCAAGTTGATCTTGCCTGACAACTTGTATATTCCGTACAACGGATCGAGTGTGATGAGTGAGTGCCCGCGGATAACGCACGTGGTGCCAATGTCGGTCAATGATTATCGCAAGGCGGTACTTCGTGGTCAGTACTTGGATACTGCAGAGGAGCGCAGCACGTCAGATGTTGGCGACAATATCATTCAGAAAGAAACAGACCGCATTACAAAGATCACGCCCAATACGGACGATGAGGAAATGGAGTTGCTGGAGTTCCAGATTGACTACGATCTGCAGGGCTTTGAGCACACGGATGAGGACGATGAGCCCACGGGCCTCCGCTTGCCTTACATCATCACGATAGACAGGACTTCTGGATCGACGGTGGGTGTGCGTCGCAACTGGAATGAGAGTGATCTGTTGTTCCGCCGCAAGCAATACTACGTGCACTACATGTTGGTGCAGGGCTTGGGCGCGTATGGTTTGGGCTTCTTGCATTTAGTGGGTGGTTTGAGTCAAGCGGCAACTTCTGCGCTGCGTCAGTTGTTAGATGCAGGAACGCTTGTGAATCTGCCGGCAGGCTTTAAGGCCAAGGGCGCGCGCATTATGAATGATGATGTGCCGTTGCAGCCGGGTGAGTTTAGAGACATTGATGCGGGCGGTGTGGAACTCAGTCAGACGCTGATGCCACTGCCGTACAAGGAGCCGAGCCAGACGTTGTTTGCGTTGCTTGGTTTTTGTGCAGATGCAGGCCGCAGGTTGGCCAGTGTCACGGACATGCAGGTAGGAGACAGCAATCAGAATGCAGCGGTAGGTACGACGATTGCGTTGTTGGAAAAGGGCGGACAGGTGATGTCTGCGATCCACAAGCGTTTGCATTACTCGCAGCGGATTGAGTTTAATTTGCTTGCCAAGGGATTTGGCGAGTATCTGCCTGATGAGTATCCGTATGACGTGCCGGGTGAGACAAGGTCAGTCAAGCGTAAAGATTTTGATGACCGCATTGATGTCTTGCCGGTGTCTGACCCCAACATCTTCTCTGTAGCCCAGCGCATTACGATGGCGCAGACGCAACTACAATTGGCGCAGAGTAATCCTCAGATGCACAACATGTATGAGGCATATCGCCGCATGTACCAAGCAATTGGTGTGCGTGATATTGATGCGATTTTGAATACGCAGAATGTGGACAAGCCTAAGGATCCTGCAAGCGAGAACTCGCAGGCGCTGGATGGCTCACCATTGAAAGCTTTTGCTGGTCAGCAGCATGATGCGCACATCATGAACCACCTTTTGTTTGGTATGTCACCTTTGATAGGCGGTATGCCACAGGTAGCGGTGACAATGCAGAAACACATCTTTGATCACATCCGTTTAAAGGCCGAAGAGGCGACGGAAGCAGAGTTGTTTACGCAATACGGCACTGATCCTGACAGCATGGTGTCTGCATTGCAGCGTGAAGCGATGATTGCAATCAAGATTGCTGAGTTCTTTCAGGAAGCTAAAAAGATTCAGGCTGATTTGCAGGGTCCGCCACCGGAAGATCCACTGGTCAAGGTCAAAGAGCAAGAAATTCAGGCCAAAGCGGCCAATGATCAGGCCAAAGACGGCAATGAAAAGGCTCGAATCCAGTTGGATAACCAAAAAATGCAGAGTGATGTGGCTTTGCAGCAGGCAAAACTTGCAATTGATGCTCAAAAACAACAGCGAGGTTAAAAAAACAGCCATGCAGACCAAAACAACCAAGGTTTTGATGCCAAAACCAGAGCCAAAACTTAAAAAAGTACCTGTTAGTAGTGACAAACCTAAGAAAACGTATGTTTATCGCAAAGATGCGTTCAAAAAAGTGTTGATTACGTAACAAACATGTGCATAATGCGCTTAAGCCCACGGACAGGGGTCTCTACTGTCTGCTTCATTGGATAATCCATGCTTGAATTTACTGAAAGAACGCTGATTGCTATTAAAAACCTTCGTCACCAGACGGAGGCGTTGATTGTCAATGGCAGTGTGAAAGATATGGAGCAGTATCGGTTTTTAATGGGACGCCTTGAGGGGTTTAAGTTTGTTGAGATGGAAGTGCAGAATCTTCTCAACAAGGATCAAAACCAATAAGGAGTTTATCAATGGAAATGACTGCGCTGGAAAAGAAATGGGCGGAAGAAGCTTCTGCTCATGTACCTTCCTTGGACGATGCTTACGATAAAGAGGGCAGCCTCATTGTTGAGAAGATTGAACAGAAGGTGATGGACCGAATTCCTACTCCTACGGGGTGGCGAATCGTCATCTTGCCCTACAGAGGGGCAGAAAAAACCAAAGGTGGCATTGTATTGTCAGACCAAACCCGTCAGCGCGAGCAGTCGG